CATAACCAGTAGTATTAGTTGCAATTCCAGTAGTTCCACCCCCACCAACAGAAATTGGTGATGCTTGGTTAGGATCTTCAAAGAAAACCGCAACTGGTCCGGCAGTTCCAATACCAGTAGTTCCACCAAGATTAGTACTATTCAATCCAACAACTGGAACTAAAACTTCGTCAAAGTAACGAGTAGAAAGTCCAGAATTTTCTTTAGTTTTATATCTTCTCTGAATCCAACCACGAACATCTGCAAAAGTATTCCATGGACTTGTGTTACGATCAGTCTCAAGTTGGAATTTTGGAATGGCGTACTTGTTCGCCGCAGTTTCAGATGCTGTTGAAATGCCCCAAAGTGCCATGTGCTTTCTCGTTAATTTCCTAAATTTATTTATAAAAATGGGGGAGTATCAAACTCCCCCAAATACATTTGAGATATTTTATTTAATTAACTCAAGGAGTAATATCTTTTGCGCCCTTTGCTTTCAGAGCATTTTGTGCCTGAATAAGAATGAGTGAAAGAATACCGTTTGCCTTGACCTTAGGATTTGCACCAAGTGCTTCTGAAACTGCAAAAAGAACAGTTGCGATAAGTGCTTGATTAGCAGTTGCCCATGCGATGATTAGTGATAAAGACATAATAACCTCTATTGTTTAGTTTCCTGATTTATTTATGCCAAATGCATCTCAAAAGTTGTAACGATTTTGAAGATATGAAACTACAGATTCGTTTTTATTTGATTTTTCAGAATCTGATTTGGTTTTTTGCAATTGAGCATCAGCAAGTTCTTTTCTGATTTGTGCTTGTGCTACCTTTTGTTTTGCTGCTACTTGAGGATCTTTATATTCAGTTTGAGCATCTCCTAATGGAGGAGTTGTCGATACTTCAGAAATATTTTCTTCTTCTTTCATAAAATAATTTAACATTGCTTCATAAGCAATTTTATGTTCTCTCGAATTAAAATTAAAGGATTCACTAGTGACTGGATTTAGATTGATCTTATTTTTAACTGATCCTGGTTTCCCATCAATTTTTTCAGATTTTTTTGCCTTTTTAATTGCATTATCCTTAACACCGGCATATTCATCTGCTTCATCTTCTACAGTACCATCTCCATCATAATCTTTTGACTTTTTGCCAGTCTTTTTATACTTACCCTCATACTTTTCACCTGCTTTAGTATAAGGATCTTCTGCTTCGAAGAAAGGTTCTCTAATTTCGTTAAAAGATTCTGACCAAATGTTAGACATTTACTTAATTACAACTTTTCTTTTTCTATTTATTTGCTTTGATGATTTAGAATAATTAATGATTAAAGTTCACAAACATCTTTAATCCAAGATTTAAACATAATACCATTTTCAGTTACACAAATAAGGTGATTTGTGCCAGAACGAATTATTTCTCCACGAAGTCCAGTATTACAATTCTCTACAATTGTTCCAACATTAAAAAGATCTCCAAAAACATAATTTTCTCTTAAATTTTTCCAATCTAAATCAGGAGCAATTTGCCATTTATAACATTCTTTTACATTCATTGAACTTCTTAAATCGTCAAATAATTGTTGAAGAATTTTTTCATCTACTCCCGATGGCATTACCTTCACAAAAGTTTCAGAATCTCCACTTGCTGCTGCATCTCTTGCAATTGAAGATTCTGATTCAGCATCCTTAGGTCCTGCTGAAACTACATTAATAGATTGATATTGATATTGTTGACCATTTGCCTTTGTAGTTAAACTATCAATTTCAGCAACTCTTTCGGCACCAGCAATAATATTTACAGAAGTATATCCTTCTTGATTTAAGAAAGTAAGAACATCAAAGATTGTTTTAAAACTATCATCATCAATAATACGTTCGGCATATTCAGGAAACATTTCCTTCATATATTCAATCTTCAATTCAGCATCTAAAGGATTTCTCTTATTATCTTGAGTTCTACTTGGGAAAATATAAAAGTTTCCACCAGAAGATACTTGCTCCAATGATTTAAAAAGTTTTTGATGACCCTTAGTTGGAGGATTGAATTTACCAAATGCAATACTTACAATATCTGCTCTTGGTGCAGTTACTGCTGGTTGTGCCTGTGCTCTACCAACCGAACCTGAACCTTGTGTTCCAGTTTTTTGTTGAGATTGAGTTGAAGATTGACCAGTTCCTTTTTTCGCAGGTCTTGCCTTTGTAGGTGCTTTATATTTAACGTCTGCAGGTTCTTGTCTTTGACTATCTTCCCCAGTTTTCTTTTCGGATTTTTTACCAGTAAAAAATTTGAGTTGCTGATTAACTGTCTTTGCAACCAATTTTCCTTGACGATCATACCAATCTCCATGACCATCACCAACCAATCCCATCCTCTTTGCTTGTGAAGATGCTGAGGTTTCAAGTGCTTCGGATAAAAAATCTAAAAACTTCTTCATTTATTAATTTCCGAGTAAATCAAATCTTGATTTTGGGATATGTAGGACAACCCAAACTTTTTTAATTTTAAATATTTATCTTTCTTATCTTTCTTATCTTTGTTGGATTCTACAAATGCAACAAAGAATCTTGCAAAATTTTCAAGTGATTTTCTCTTCAATTGTTTTATTCTAACTTTGGTTTTATAAATTTGAATGATTTCTGAAAATAGTTCGTTCATGACCATAAAACCTGATATAGTGCTCTTACGAAAGTTTCATCTTCTAAAGATACTGAAGAAGAAGATAATCCAGATATTTTAAATCGTAATATAGGTCTAAAATATCCACCACTAGCACTAGTTTTTCCTCGCAAATTTAATTTAGATTCTGTTGGGGAAAAACTAGGTATACTAAATGGTAAATTTTTTTCTCTAAATTTTCCATTTAATTTATTTTTATCTTCTCCCATATAATAAAATCCTTTATTTTTAATCTGCAAATAAAAGGTATTTAATGAATTATAATATTTTACTATTGAATCTTTAATATCTCTTACTAAAGTTTTTTCTTTATATGGATCAAATCCTTTTTCAATTCTAATCAATTGACGTTCAAAATTAAGAGATTTGTTTAATTCATTTGTTTCAATCATATAAAGTAATGTATTTACATCCATTCCTTTATTTTTTTTATTTGGCAAATCCCAAGCATTAACTATTGCATCATGTAAATTTAAATTGGAAAATAGATCTTCATATAGTTTATCCATTTTTTGTGTAAACTTACTTCTAGATGAAAACTCCTTTTTAATTGGAACCCATTTTTTAGTTTTGGCATCTATTGTAATTCCCTTTTGTCCAAAATCAGCACCAATATCAGTTTTTGCTTCAATTCTAACCATTGATCTAAATTGATCTCGTAAAAATATATCTGGTTGTAAACTACTTCCAGCAACAGTTGCAGGAACATTTTCCGAACCAAATATAGGAGTTACTATATCAAGAAGTTCTTGCTCATACTGTTTTCCAGACTGTTCAGGTGATAACATAAAAGTCCCGTTTCTTGTATTTAGAAACGGGACCTATCAATTATCTATCGTCGTCTGCTCTATGCTCTGAGTAATAAACATCAAAGTTTCCACCGGGATAACGTTTCATAAGTTTTTCAACATTTGTTGAAACCACTTCATCCAATGAAACTTCAAGTGCAATACAAGCTTGTGCAACATACCACATAATATCACCAAGTTCAATCACAAGATGGTCCTTATTATCCTTATTCCAAGGTTTTCCTTGGAAAATCATTTTCTTAACAATCTCAAGAAACTCTCCACCTTCAGCATTAATGCCAATTCCAGCAGTCATTAACCGTTCAATATTTGCTCCCTTTTCATCCAACTCAACCATTCGTTCAGTCAAAGCAAGAAAATCTTTAGAGGCATCACTTGTAACCGCATCTACAAAATCTTTATACTTGGAAAAATCAATCTTTTTTGTCATTAGAATTTAAATCCTGAAAATTTACTTTGGTTTTGTTTTTCATCATAAGTATACTCTTCTTCTTTACCAGAGTCAAGTATATCTTTTTGAGCATTTTGTTCTACATCATAAAGACGCATTTTTGCTCTATCAATTCCAACTACAAATCTCTTATTCATAGTTGGATCATTATATCGGTTCTTTAATTGTTTTACCATAATCTGTCCCATATTTTCTAACTCTTCTGTGCTAATAAGGGCAAACATAAGATCAGCAGTAGCAGGGAGACCAAAGGATTCAGAAGTATCAGTAAGTTCAACATCAGAGTTGCCATAACCACCACGAGTAGTCTGAGTGGCAGACACAATTGGTACATTAGATTCAACTGCAAGTCCTCTAAGTTCTTCTGCAATTGATTTAATGTATGCATAAGAATTAGCAGAACCATTTGCTTTATGCCTAGAGGAAGCACAAATATTAAGGTAGTCAATAAAAATAATATCAGGTTTAAATGATTTCTTAAGAGAAAGTTCATTTAGAAGTGCCTTGAAATGTCCAGAATGTGCTGAAGCAGTTGGATACTCTTTAATAATAAGAGTTCCTTGTGTCTTCTTGCTAAGTTTATTTACTTTTGTTGCAAACATTCCTTTTGGCAAATCCCCAATATCTCGAATATTCACATCTAATAAGTTTGCGTCAATTCTTTCAGCAATCTTTTCCTCTGCCATTTCAAGTGTAATGTAGAGAACGTTGCTGCCCTGCAGGAGACAGGCACTAGCCACATGGCACATGAATAAACTTTTCCCGACACCTGTACCAGCAAGAGCGATATTGAGAGTCTTAGTAGGTAACCCACCTTTAGTAATTTTGTTAAAATAATCAAGGTCAAAGGGAATCCTATTTTCTTTCTTATGGTATGAGTCATAACGTTCTTGATAATCATTTAAATAATCGTGTCCAATGTGATTGTCGAAACTGACAGATAGTGCTTCTTGAAGAATATTTGGAATAGCATCTCTGCTCTTCTTTTCATCTTGTCCATCAGCAATTTTAATACTTTGCATAAGAGCAAGATAAATTGCTCGATCACGACACCACTTTTCAGTGATATCATATAACCAATCCAAATCTGCTGGAGAATTATCAAGATTTCCAACATATTCACAGATTGTTTTATAAGTATCTTCTGTAATATCAGTTCTTTTTTCAGTTTCAATTAATAGAACTTCCTTTGTAGCAAGATTTTCATAAGCAAGAAGAAATTTACATGTTTCATCAAAAACTACTTTTTCGTGAAAATTTTCAAAATATTCATTTTTAATAAATGGTAAAACTTTTCTACAATATTCATTATTGAAGAGAAGATTACGAAGAATAGTAGTTTCAACTTTTTCCATTACTTATAGTGTAGATATGTACTAATAATATATTTTGGAGAACTAATTGGAATTAGTCCAGCATGTGGGAACATCCAGAGGGGAGGAAATACAAGAAGATTTCCTTTCTTTGGTTTAATCATCATGTCAACAAATCGTGTTTCACCTCCCACCTCGACATCATTAAGATACCACATAAAAGATAAAAATCTTCTTGCGGTTTCATAATCAGATACATCAACATGAGTATCAAATAAATCATTCCCATCATTATTATATCGTTTAATACGAAATTGTTCAAATGCGTGTTGTTCTGGAAATACTCTACCATCTACCATTTCATAATATTGATTACGATAATCAAATGTTTTTTGAATAAGATGATTATGAACTTGATCTACCTCTTCACTAATCTTACAATTTTCCGTAAGATTAAATTGAGTGAAGTTTGGTTTTCTTTCATTATCTACCCGTTGTTGTTTTTCTGGAACTTGTTCGAATAGATTAATCAAAAAATCACATATATTTTCTTCAAGCACATTATCATAAACTTGAATTAAATTATTAAGAGTTGCCATAACTAAATTCTTTTCTTGCGGTTTCGTCAAGTGCCTGCATTACTTCTGGAGTAAAATACTTTTCTGGATTTTTTAGTATCTCCTTTGCATAGAGTTTCTTACCATCCATTTCATAACGTCCGGCAACATTCTTCCAAAGTCCACCAATCTCTCCAAGTTCCAGAAGACCATAATATCTGTCCAATCCACGTTCATCATAGAACAAACGTATTTCAACATCTTGATTTTCTTTACTTAGACGAGACTTAGCAGTTTTTGCCTTGATAATATTTCCAATAACGTCTGTTCCGTCCTTTTCTTTCTTCTTTGAAAGATGAATGATTGTAGAAGCAGCATACTTAAGACCACTACCACCCCCCATCTCTTTAGTAGGAACATAAGCACCAATTACATCATATGTGTGATTAGTTACAATCATTGGAATGTTTGCTTGACCAAGTTTCAAGGTAAGCATACGGAATGCGCCTTTAATTAATTGAGATTTGGTCATATCTCTTACTTCTTTATCATTCAGAGCATCAGTAATTTCCTTACTGGTTGAAAGCATTCCCAAAGAGTCTAACACAAACATACAAGGATTACGTTCTCCTTCAGGTTTCTTCATATACAGATCAACTGCTTTCAGTGCCTTTCCACGAAACTCTTCTACGGTGACAACATTGACCACAACCACACGAGTTGTGTCAACTCCTCTACTCTCCAATAGGGATCTTGTGATCGCAGCTTCAGTATCAAAATACAGACAATATCCAGTAGGATTATTATCAAGGAAATTCTTGACCACTGCCAAACTAAAGAAAGTTTTCCCAGTACTACTTTCACCTGCAATTGCAGTAATTTTGTTGCCAGAAACCCCACCAAAGATACTCCCACTGACAAGAGCATTAAAAATGTACGAACCCGTATCCACATAAGTTTCGGTCTCATCAATATTTGATGCCAGTTGGGTATACTCTCCACCAATCTCCTTTACAATGTCTTTTAAGAAATCCATTCATTTTTCTCCTTTTTTATCAGTTTTCCATTAAATTGAAGTCTCCAAAATTTATTATACAATTCTCTTTCATCAGAATTTTTTAATGATTTTAAAATTGTCTTAAGTTCATTAGGAGTAAGTTTAAGATCTATCATATAAAAAATATATTTAAGTTTGCGGTTTTTTCAAAATTCCATCCAATAGTATTAATAATAGATTTTAAAGGTTCAATAAAACTTTTTTCGAACTGCAAATCATAATCAATATATTTATTAAGTCCCAATTCCTTTGGGAACTGTTGAATGAATGAAATTACATTTTCTCGAATTGGGTTTGCCTTTTTCAAATAACAAAATTTAATCTTCTCTCCAGTATTAATAATCGGATATTTATTGTCCAATCCTTTTTGTTTGATGTAATAATTATACAAAAGTGCTCCTCTACAATGAATCGGAGTTCCCTTTGAATAAATTGTTTGATTACATTTATACTTATTAATCTCATTTACAGATCTTGGAAATGATATCTCTTCTGGAGAAAGATTGTTAAATTGTTTTCTGAAACCATCTACAAATTGAATCAGATCATCTTCTGTTTTATTCATGATAATTGAAAGTGCTTCCTTAATATTTGCTCTACAAGATGCAGGTGTTGAAGATTTAACTGCTTCAATTCCCATCATCTTTAGTTTTGCATGTTCATAACGAACACCTTCACTATCCCAAACATTCAAGATATAACGTTTTTTTGCAGTCCAGATGCCACGGTCTGCAATATTCTCTCGTTTCATTTTCATCTTCTGATCATAGGCATTCAGATAATCTGCCAGTTCTTGGTAGCATTTTTCAATATAATTTTCAAATTCTACCTTACAGATCTTATCAAGAAATGAAACAATATCTTCAGTAGTTTTATCTTTTCCCTTATATACAATTTCAACTAAAGGTCCCAAATTAAGATAAATGGAATCGGTATCAACTGCAATCACATAATCTACATCACTTGTCTTTAAAATTTTATTAAGATAAGTATTCATTCGGTTTTCAATCCAACGGATTGAAACTTGACCAGAAAGAGTAACTGCTTCAGCATTTTCTAATTTATAATACCTAAAGTACTCATTTCCAACAGCACCATAAGCAGAGTTTAATTGAATCTTTCTGGCCATTTGAATATTTTTACATCTAGAGATCTCTCTTTCCAATTCTTTGGTAGGAGTCTTCTCATACTGCTGTTGAGCAGCAAGCATCTTCTTCTTATAAACTGTTCTATCTTTATAGATCTTGTCCATTAATTCTGGTAGGAATCCTCGGACATCCTTTCTATACATGGATCCATTTGGACAGACCGTGTATTGAAAATTCTCTGGAAGTTGAACCTGTTTATTAAGAACTTTATCTACAGAAATATTGGGGAACTTATCATCTACTAAAGTTTCAGGACTTATGTTGTACTGCATAATTAAGTGAGGATATAGACTGTTAAGGTCAAATGACACCACCCAATCATGTCTACCAACAATAGGATCTTTTACATATGCCCCAGCATATTTTTCATTTTTAGTATTTTGAACCTTAAAAGGAATTACAATATTCCTTTTTTTCAGATAATTATAAATGATGGAATCCCACATTCTTACCTGATAGAAGACATCATTATAGTTGCCCTTTGAGTCATATGCCATGGTAATAGCAAGCTCAATCAACTTCATCTTTTCTTCTAATCGGTCAACAAGTTCTACGTCAACGATGTTATATTCTACAAATTTCTGCCAATCTTTAGTGTAAAACTCTTTAAAGGTATCAAATTCCGAGTGATCAAGTTTATTCTGACCAAGTTCTACCTGAGCAATATGATCCAATCTATAAGATTCTTGATTTGTATATGTAAATTTCTTATACAAATCAAGATAGTCTAAAACTGTGATTCCAGCAATTTGACAACGAGTATTGTGTCTACCATTTATCACAACCTCATCTTCAGTTACAATTCCCCAAGGAGATATTTTCTTTGCTACCTTAGTGCCAAGAACTTTTTGCAATCTTCCATAAATGTATGGAATATCATAAAATTCACAGTTCCATCCTGTAATTACTTCTGGAGAATCATATTCCCAAAATGCAATAAAGTTGTCCAATAGGTCAAATTCATCTTTACATTGAACATACTTAACCTTTGGATTTGTATTATTAAATGGTTTTACACCCCAAGTTATAATATTCTTATTAGAATAATTCTGGATTGAAATTGTGAGAATCTCTTCACTACAACTTTTTACATCAGGAAACCCATGCTCAGAAGCAACCTCAATATCAATTGTAATCAGTTTAATTTTATTAATATCAAAGACAATTTGTTCTTCTGGGTAATTTTCAGATATGTATTGGTTTACATATCTGGTATTTCCATAGATTTTAAAATTGTCAATTGACTCATATTTGTCAATGAAATTACGAGTATCTTTGATAGTTCCCGGTTTTATTTCACTTACATATTGTCCGTCTAATGTTTTATATTCACTTTTCTTGCTAGATTGAACATATAGAGTTGGATAGAATTCTTCTCTGGTCTGAAAGGACTTGCCATTATCAAACCCTCTAGAAAGGATTTCATTTCCTACAAGGACAACATTTGTGTAAAACTTCATTTAATTGTTTTTAGATACAGTTCAATTTGATCAGCAGAAGGGTCAACAATTGTAAAAATAGAGTCAGAATGAATTTTTAACTCCTTTTGGTCTGTAAAATCTGGCCAGATTTTCATTTCATATTCACCCTCAGTGTTCTTAAAAAGTTCACATGGATTAATAAGTTTACAATCTGGTTCTCCTAGTTCAGATTCTACTTCTATAATTTCTGTCACTAGGATTAAATTTTGCTTAGTTACTAGTACTTTAAGATTTTCCATTTATTTTCTCGATATAGGAATTTTTAATTTCATCAATTGGTTCTACAATTGATACTACCCAATCACAAGGAATGGGAATTGAAGTGTCTTTGGATAATGGTACATAAGGATAAAATCTAACTCGTGAACCTTCAATTGAAGTTTCTTCAAAAAAACTTACAACATAAGGATTTTCAAGAATATATCCAACTACATTATCTCCAGATACCATCTCTTTGACTTCTGCAATTACATCTTCTAGAGATTTTAGAATGACAATTTTAACAGACATGTTTCTCCTATTATTTGTATCAATTTATCCTATCATACAAATTTTTGTTTGACAAGCCATAAAAAAGGGGGAAGTGGATGGTCTGAGTCATCCTTTCCCCTTGCGGCAACAATAGTCAATAATATTTATTGTTTTATTTTAAAGGCACAAACTTTTTATTCGGTTTCCTCTTCTGTGCGTTTCTTTTTGGCACCAATATTGTACTTGGTTTCCAAAATCCAATCTCCTTTGTCCTTATAGGAAAGAACTTTGATTTGATTCAATGGAGCAATATCTTGAATTTTTTCAGGAGTTACTACCGAAATCAAACCCCAATCTGCAAGCAATTGAGTGATGCGATTGCGACGTTGAACATCATTAATAGTTAGATTAGCATGTTTGCCGTCAAGGGCAAACAATTCTTTAAAGTGTACGAGATAATATCTACCTTGTTTGTGAAGAATGTGACAAGATTGATAGATTTTCTTTTCCTTGCGTGAAGCAACTCCAATACGTGTCAAAGTTTCACGAACTTTTAAAAAATCATCAGGTTCATTTAAGATTACCTCAACCATTTGGTCTGGAGACCATTTTACTTCAGGTTCATTTACTATACTCATTGTATCCTCCAATTTCAAGTTTTGATTTAATAAAGTTGATTTGTTCTTTTGATAAAATTTTCAAAGCCTGTTCTGCCTTTTCATTATTATATCTATAATAAGATTTAACTACTTCAAGGTCTTTGACTTTTTCTTGTTTTAACCAAGGAGAGAATCTCTTCTTTTTCCTGATAATATTTATAAAAAAATCATATTGAAGTTTTTTATCTAATGAGCAGAAATTATTCATTTCATTAACATACATTAAACAATCAATATGTCCAGATAAGCATCTATTGATAACATAAGGTACATAATCACTTACACTATCTGGATTAGTGTCCATTATGTTGATCTTTGTTTGATTAATAGAGTTCAACCAATCTTTTAATTCAATTTTCATAATCAGGTTTGTGATACTTCAAGTATTCAAAAAAAGTTAGTTTCATTTCTTTATTGGTCATTCCACAATGCTTTGCTGCTTCTGGAAGATTCCACTTAGCATGAAAAAGATTTTCATTTGCTTCCTGAACATTTTGTGGAGTGGTTTTAACTCTACCTTCTTTAAGGTCTTGATAATTAAATTTCATTTAAATGTACACTCCACCATGATTTCAGTTAGTGCTGCGAGAAGATTTATCTCTTGATCTGCTACAAAAACCGATTGGTACTGATACTTTGCCACAACAAGTACACAAGCAGCGATACTGGGACCATCCAAATATTCATATAAAGCATCATACACCATACGAAGAATACTACTGGCATCATTATCAAGATTGGCAACAACCCATTTACGAACTTCTGGAAAGTTCTTTTCTTTGAGATATTTAATGAGATCATTTACTTT